GGACATCGTGATGCCACTTGCGACCAGCCTCAAAGACCGTGCGCCGGATAGCACGCTCGCGGAACAGCTTCTTGCTGGTGCCTCGGACGTCGTAAAGGAAGCGCGCCATCGACACCTCATCAGGCAGACCAGCCAGAACCTCCTTGAGCCGATCTGCGTTGTCGAGGAGGTCGTCGCAATCGCACCAGATCAGCCAATCTCCGGTGCCTTGGCGAAAGGCTTCGTTGCGCGCTTCACCGAACGAGTCGACGTGCTCCCAATGTTCGGATCCAGGCTGGTTCAGGTGCTCGCGGAAACGGAATGTCTTGTCCTTGGCCTCGCACCAGTCACGCGCGATGGACAGCGTGCGGTCAGGCTGGCGGGCGCCGATAGCTCGTACCAGCGACAACTCATCAAAGGCTGGACTGAATGAGTCCAGCATTCGCTCAATGTGGTGTTCCTCGTTCCCGCAGATGACGCAAAGCGATACGCGCATTGCGTAGCGCGAACCGTCAAAAAGAAAATCCCCCCACCCGCTACGCAGGTGAGGGGAGAACACAACAACCCTAACAGAGATTAGCTATACTGGGTCGCCACGATCTGCGCAGCATTGCTATTCACGACCTTCTCGGAGACGTAGTGCGAAGCACGCACAATATCGCTCTTAATTGCCTCGTCGCGATAGGTGAACACGCCGGTCGGACTGCCGTACTCCTGCCAGTTCAGCGTGAAGCCCGTGCCGCCGCCAAAGTAGCCAGAGGAGGCATCGGTGACCGCACCGACCCAGATGTAGTCGTTGGACCATACGTTCGCGCTGGAGAAGGCAAGACCTTCCTTGGCGCTGTCGTAGGAGGCGCGACCGATCAGCACCTCAGCGACACCGAAGACCTCGGCAGCGGCCTGCTGCGAAGCGTTCAGAATCGTATCGGTCGAAAGACCCGTTCCGCGCAGACGATTCTGGAACTTCGTCGAAGCCTTGATGCGCGTCCAGACCGGGTTGCTCATGACAATGCGGAGGTTATCGCGGCTTTCGCCAAGCGCCAGGATGCGGTCGATCGCGCTCTCGACATCGAGACCAACGTCGAACGTGGCAAGGTTGCCCGTCGTGTACGCGGTGCCGGAGTTCGTGGAGGTGAACGTCGAAGCGTTGAAGATCTGCGCAGCAACGCGCAGCTCATGAGCGAGGAGGAGCTTGCGCAAGCAGAGCTTGGCAGCAACGACCTCGGCGTCGAAGAAACGGCTTACGTCAAGCGCGACCGTATCGTCTACGGCTTCCTCATATCCGTATTCAGAAGCTGTATACGTTTCCTGAGTGAAGGAACGAGTGCCGCGCGCGTACGTCGAGTACGGCGTGCGGTTCTTGACGTCGCTCTTGAGGAGCTGGCCTTCCTTCAGCTTGAACGAAGGATACTGACCAGCGCGGAGAGGAACGTTTAGGATGGGCATCACGCGCGTGCCGATCAGGTTGGACTCCCAGTCCTTGGCCTGCTCGACAACGCCAGCGAGATCGCCACGGAAAATGGCAGCAGCGTTAGTGTACATGGTAGGTGCTTATTAGAGGTTCTTGGCGATGAACTCGATGATCGAACCATCGGTGCTCGCGCTGGTGAGGCTCTTGCCGACAGTCACGGTCCCAGCAGGTCCGACCTGACCTGACGCACATGCGTAGATCGTGTCACCCACCGTCACCGGACCGCCGACGAGCGTACCCTTCTGGGTGCCGCCGTTGTTCAGAAACTTCACGGTAACGTAGTCACCGGAAGCCGCATCGATCTGAGCGATGCCGTCAACGCTGCCAGCCGTAGCCGACAGACCGACGCCACCGTTCGTGGAGATGACCACAGCGCGGAACGCGGTGATGGTCGCATTGGCAAGGAAGGATCCCGTGCCGAAGTACTGGGTGCTCATGGTAGTTTAGAGTTTGATGACTTCACCGGCCTGCACGCGGGAGCGGAAGGCGGCGTATTCGTTGGAGTGATTCTTGACGCAGAACGCGATGGCCGCGCTCTTGTCGCCCTTCAGCTCGGAAGCCTTAGCGGCAACCAGCTCCTCAAACTTCTGCGCAACCGGAGCGGGAGCGGCAGGAGCGTCGGAGGCAATGGGCTTGGTGACCGGAGCGCCAAAGGACTTGGCGAACTCCTTGACAGCAGCGAGACCAGCCGCCTCAGCAGCAAGCTTAATCTCGTCGTTACGGGAGGCCATGGCGACCTCCTTGTCTTCAGGCTTAGGAAGCATCGACTCCAGCTCGGAGAGGCGCTCGCCCAGGCCCATCATGGCTGATTCAATCATGGCAGCAATGGCCGCCTTGGATTCTTCGTTCATGGGGAATTCGATCTCGATGGAACCCTTCGGCTCCTCGACTTCTTGAAGTTTCTTCATGCTGAAAAGTCCGTCAGCGTTCGCGGCAGGCTCGCTGACCAGGTCGCAAGAATAGATCTCAGAGCAGCGTTGCAGGACCGTCTTCTTGTCCGACGCCATCTCGGTCGGACCAGAGAAGGCAATCGACATGCCGAACGTGTCGGGAATCTTGTCCGCGATCTCGAAGATGTAGGCGCGATGCGGAGTGTTTTGCAGGACGTGGAAGTTAGCGATCAGCTTGTTGCCGGCGATGCGGAACTCGGTCAGGTAACCGACAATATCAGCAGCGCCGCCGCCGTGATCCATCTTCACTTTGAGACCGCCGCTGTACGTCTCGGCCTGAGCCTTCACCTGCTCAAGCGTGGTCGCGTCGATGTTGACGCCGTGACCCAGCGCACGCCCCTCGGTGATGACCGCAACGTCGTGAATCACGCCAGCCGCTTCGTCGATCTGTCCGACGAAACCGCGCGCAAAGTTCAGAAGTGGACTTTCAGTCATCACAATTGCCGCAAGCGTTAAATCACGGTTCTTCCTTATCGCCGTGTTCCAAGGACTTGAGCTTCTTTTGAAGCCACATCATCGAAAGAATCGAGACGCCGAGTGACGCTAGACCCGACAGAATCGCGATAACGACCTGCACGTTTTGCAGGCTGATAATGGTTCCGAGCCATGCGCCGACGTTGGCGAACAGCAGTTTAGCTCCGGCGTGGTCGTTCATTATCGTTTCGATTGATTGATCTGCGTCGCCATGCGTGAGCCGAACCACCATGCGACGGATGTTCCGGCGAGCATCTGGAAAGACTGTAGCGCATTGGCCTTCACGGCTTCGTCATCGATGATCAGAATCGCGATGAACGCGCCGACGACCAGGAACGCAGTCAGCGCTGGTCGAGTAACCGCGCGAACGTTAGCCGCCCATGGCGCGACCTTCTCAGTCATGTCCGATGCAGATGCGGACTGAGACGCGGAGAAAGCAGACCAAGCCGCAACCGCTTCGGCTGACGCGGCCTGCTTGTCGAGCAGATCGAGCTGGAACTGGTTATCCAGCTTCTTCTCCCGCAGGCGCATCCAGGTTGTCGCCAGCGAGCCGACCATGCCGAACAGACCACCCGATCCGGCGTTAAAAAGGAGATCAGTTATCCAGCCCACATAAAAGCGGCTGGCGTTAAACTCACTCAGGCTGGCTAGGCCATACCACGTTTGACGGGAAACCAGTCTGATCCGGCACGTCACGCAGCGCTTGACGATACGCGGCCCATTGCGCCTTGGCTACGTTATCAAGCGGCGTGTCGTCCAACTGTGTCCAATCGCACTCCGTCAGTTTCTGATTCCGTTCCTTCCTGATCTGAGTGCGTTGCTCTGAGTCATCGATGATCGGGTGAGGCGCGAGCGAGTCGTCCTCGCTGATCTGGTAGGAGCCGAGGACCGCGAACGAAAGCTCCGCTCCGTCACAGCGGAGACGATCCGCAAGAACCTCGATCTGCTTAAACGGTCCAAGGACCGAGTCGGGAGTGATGACGACGCTCATGTTTAGACGAGTTCAAATTTGCGAATCACAGACGAAATCGCGACCCCAGAAACGGTGAAAATACTAGAAGCGAAACCAAGTTTAGGATTCTCGGGAGGAACGACTGGAGTAACGCTGTTTAGGTTTCCGAGATTAGGCAAAGTGACGACCGACCTTGAGTCAAAACCGTACTGGATCGCGTTCGGCGCGAGGATAAGACTAACGCGAATCCCGGAGAACATTCCGGGATGCGTGCCGTCACTCAAATCAGCGTCAGGTCTAAGGCCCACTGCAAAAGCAGACTTTACCGTTGGGCTTGACCCAGAAACATCGTAAACGACGTGGTTACTGCCTGAGATAGCAACTACGTCGTTGCCGCTGGCAGTGATGAACCTAGTGAGCGTAGCCTCACTGTTTGGGGCACCAGTTAGAACCGTGCCTACGGCCACTCCCACTCCTGCCGTGTACGTCAGAATGTTTGCTCCACTAGCTCCCGCAGAACTGGTACCATAATAGAAAAATACTTTGGTGGGGCTTACGGCGTGAAGTAAAACGACGGGAGAACCCACAGCCGCGAGTGCGATGTTAGCAGTGCTGTAAACAGTTACCGTAGTCCCAGACAGCGAGATAACTCCGACGTGCGCTACTGCGGCCGTGTAAGCATCGAAGAAGAACGTCGTATCGGTCAGTCTAACAAATTTAGATGCAGTGGTTGTCGTTAGTCCGGTGGAGACCCTCGTTCCTGCCGTGAGCGTGGAGCCGGAAAGCGAATACGCGATAAATCCCCCCGTCGAAGACCCGTCTGCCATGCAGTAAAGAATCACTTTATCTGCCGCTGTTTGTACGAGGATCGTGTTTACTGAAGCTGTCGTTGCAAACGCGCTCTCAAGAGTCCCTATCGTAACAGTTGTCCCGCTTACTGACATCGGCACCGTCCTCGCGGTGTTGGTGCCGTCCCGATAAACGTAAACAAAACCGCCAGACGGAACAGCCTTAAACGCGAATGATGAAGATATATTGCCGGGAAGGGTTGACGTAGCCGCAGTGTTTACCGTGATCGTCGTTCCGCTGATCGACAAGACGACTGCCTGAAACGCGGTGCCAACAGTTGACGCTACGATAACCGTGTTTGCGTCAATCCTAACGGCACCGCAGTGAAGACCTGCCGCAGCGTTTCGGATTAGGGTTTGCGAGCCGTAGGTGTTTGTGGACTGAGCGTAAACCTGACCGTAAATCAAATTGCCGTTAGTCCTAAGCAGGAACAATACGCGGTCGCTGTCTAGTTCAATCGGGTTGGTCGCAACGCCAGCGATGGTCGTAAATCCTTCCGTCGTAGACTGATTAGCCCTTTCCGAACTAACCCCAAAGCGCATGGCGTTGTCCAGCGTCCACGCACCTGCTGCCGTGGAGTTGTTCGCCAGTTCGATCTCAACCGTGCTGTAAGCGTTGACGAAACCAAGCAGCGTGTCGCCGTTGTTCGTGATTCGGACGTGGAACTGGGAGAGGTTCTCGATCTCAAACTTGCCCGTGCCAACGGTCATCGTCGTCGCGTCTGGCAGCTTGACCGTCGTGCCGTAGTTGGTAGGAGTCGTGCGGAGCAGGGTTGGCGTGGAAGTTAGCGTGTAACTTCCCGTCGTACTTACGACGTTTGTGATGCCTCCACTTGATCCGGTGCTCGAAAGGGTTCCGTCGGTGTAAGTGAGACCAGTTCCAACCGTCACCGACGAGAAACCGCCAGATCCATTTCCAGCCAAGATCGCCGTGCCAGTCGTCGCAGGAGCGAAGAAGGTAGTCGACTCCGTTGCAGCGCTGCCCAAGCCCGTAACCTGACCCGTTCCAATTTGAATCGTCACACTCGATGCCGAGGTCAGACGACCCTTGGGATCGACGTTGAACTGCCCGACCTGAGTCGCGCTGCCGTAAGTCCCAGCCGCAACAGTCGTATCCGACAACGCGAAGTATAGCGTCCCGCTGGTTGTAATCGGTCCGCCCGTGACTGAGATGTCAGCCGAACCTTGAGCCGTGACGCTAGTCACCGTACCGCCTGCTTCGAGCGCCGACAACGTGCCGCCGACGTAGGACAACCCAGTTCCGACCGTTACTGGCGAGAAACCGCCTGACCCGTTGCCAGCGAGAATCGCCGTGCCGGTCGTAGCTGGTGCAAAGTACGTCGTGGCCTGCAACGCAGCAGAGCCGAGGCCCATCGCCGTGCGAGCGTTTGCCGCCGTGTAGTTCTCCCAGCGACCGTCGACGCTGTCGTAGACGAGGAAGTCGTTGGCCGTGACGCTGGACGTGTAGACGTCGTGCAGCTCGCCTAGCTCAAATCCATTGAGCGGATCGACGTAGATGATACCATCCGCAACGCCAGCCTTCTTGATGACGTATCCGATACGCACCGCGTGGTTAGGCGCAATCGGTCGCACGTTCGTCAGCGCTCCACGCGTGACCGAACTGATGTATAGGATGTCGCCCTCGTTGAAAGCATTCGTGTCAACCGCACGCAGCAGACCCTTGGTGATGATGTGGCCTTGCTGGTTGTTAGAGATCGGCTCTGCGACAAGACCGAGCGTTTCTGCGGTGTTCGAATCCGCGTTGCCGAGACCAAAGGTGACCGACAACCGAGTGCCGCTTGATCCACTAGCGACGACAGCCTGACCTTTAGTCATCGCCGTGCCAGTCGGATTCAAAACAATAACGTGCTGATCGACGCCGACAAGAGCGTTGACGTTTCCGCCGCTCAGGCCCAAGTCGAGCGTGCCGTTGTCAGGACTCCAAGTCAGACGACCCGTAGCAGGAGTGACAGAAGATGTCGTGTCGAAATCGGCATAACTCAGCGACGTGATAACGCCTTGCTTGCCGAAAAGAGAAGTGACGAATCCGCCTTGAACCTGACCAGCGGTGATCGAGATGGGAACGTTGGCCGCAGCGGTGAGGCGTCCCTTTGCGTCGACGCTGAACTGCCCGACGTTCGTGCTGTTGCCGTAGCTGCCAGCGGTCACGCTGGTGTCGCTAAGACCGAAATACAGCGTCCCGCTTGTCGTGATCGGACCACCCGTCACCGAGATGTCGGCGCTGCCTTGAGCAGTCACGCTCGTCACCGTGCCGGTGTACTGGTCAGCCGAGGAGATCGTGAAGTTCGGATACGTGCCGGTGACGCTCGTCGTTCCAGATCCAGTCAGGACAACGGTTTGATCCGGCGCGCTGTTGATGACCTCGATACTGCCGCTGCTAGTAATCGGACCGCCCGAAATCGAGATGCCCGTGCCAGCCGTCAGCGAGACGCTCGTGACCGTTCCCGTGTACTGGTCGGCGCTGCTGATGGTGAAGTTCGGATAAGTTCCCGTGATCGTCGTGGTGCCGCCTTGCGTCAGCGCAACGACCTGATCCGGTGCCGTGTTGGTTACCTCAATCGTGCCGCTTGTCGTGATCGGTCCACCGCTGATCGAGATGCCTGTGCCTGCGGTCAGCGCAACGCTGGTCACACTGCCACCGCCTGCCGTACTTTCGAGCGTGCCTGCGTTGTAGGTCAGGCCAGACCCGACCGTGACGGTCGAGAAGCCGCCGCTGCCGTTGCCCGCGAGAATGAGAGTGCCGGTCGTGGCAGGCGCGAAGTAAGTCGTGCTTTCAAACGCAGCGCTGCCGAGGCCAGACACTTGACCAGCCGTGATCGCAATCGCGGTGTTAGCCGCCGCCGTCAGACGACCCTTGGCGTCAACCGTGAACGTGCCGACCGAACCAGCCGCACCGTAACTGCCTGCGGTCACCGTCGTGCTGGACAGACCCAGCGTAAACGTGCCGCTCGCGGTAATGGGACCGCCTGAAGACGTCACGTCGCCGTCGCTGGTTACAGCAACGCTCGTCACGGTGCCGCCGCCTCCACCGCCGCCCGTAGCCGAGAGAGTCCCGCCCGTGTACGTCAGACCAGTCCCGACAACGACCGAAGAAAAGCCGCCGGAGCCGTTGCCGCTCAGAATGTCGCTGCCCGCGGTAGCAGGCGCGAAGTACGTCGTAGACTGCAACGCGGCGCTGCCGAGGCCCGTGACCTGACCAGTCGAGATGCTGATCGTCGCGTCTGCCGCAGCGGTGAGGCGACCTTGGCCGTCCACCGTAAACGTGCCGACCTTGTTCGCCGCGCCGTAGCTGCCAGCCGTGACCGCCGTGCTCGCGAGCGAGATCGCAAAGGTGCCGCTGGTCGTGATCGGACTTCCGCTGACTGCGACTGCACCGTCGCCTGTAGCCGCAACGCGCGTCACCGTACCAGACCCGCCACCGCCTCCGGTCGCTGCAATCTCGATGCCGCCAGGCGTGTTCGTAATCGTTACGTTCGATCCAGCCGTCAGCGTGTTGAGTTGGAACGTACCGCCGTCACCGATGAGCAACTGACCAACACCAGGCGTCCCGGTCAGATCGGTGATGCTGTTGATGTTAGATCCACCGCCGCCCGCACCGCGAGCAGCAAGCAGCGTCCACGACTTCGCAGACCGGCTTGGCTTTTCGCGCGTGGTCTCGTTCGCGATGTAACTGTCACCGTTGAGCGACACGACATCAAGCGCCTGATACTCGCCAGCCGTCCACTTGCCGAGAGGCTGAAGCGTTGCAGGAGCGGCAAACTCAGTTCGCGTCTTCAGCGCTTCATCCAGCAACTGCGTGATCTTTTCCGGCAGTTCAGCCGCCGCGAGCTGGATGCGCTGCTCTGCGACCTCGAGCAAATGCGCGTTCTTCTCGCGCTCCTGCATCAACGCTGTGTACTTCGCGCCTGCCGCCAACTCAAGGCGACTCAGCAGATCCTTGACCTCGGACGACAGCTTGCCCTCAAGCGCCTTCACCTCGTCGCCAGCCATGACTGCCAGCGCATCGCGCAGGTGCGGCTCGACTTCCTCAAGCGCCAGCGCTACCTCATCGCGCAACTGATTGCGCAACTCAGGCAGCGAATCGACAATACGCGCGATCTCCTCGCGCTGCTCAATTGCCAGCTCGATCAGGTGGTCGATCTGCTTTTGCGTGTCCATGTCTTAGGCGCTCGGATTCAGTTGACGTTGGCAGACTGCGTAACGTTGCGACTCGTCGGGAAACTCAGCAACGACGGTTGCGTCTCCCATGCAGCGAGTCAGGAACTCCTCGCCGCTTTCCGCCGCAGCCGGAGTCGGGAGGACAAACTCCTTTTTCTTTTCGGACAGCTCGCGACGATAAGACGCAATCGAAGACAGCCAGTCTTTGGATGAAAGCCGACGAGCAGCAAAGTCTGCTTCGACTTCTGACTTGAGCTGGACCTTGGGCGTTTCATCGG